TTCCGACCTGCTACCATAGGAGAGGAGTGAATCGTACTCTTCGGAGTATCCATCGCCCGTATCGAGAGCGTTTGCAGGTTCAAATGAGATGGACTTGTACTTCTTTGCCATGCCCTTGACCATACCAACAAACTCCTGAACAGGCATGTCTAGATCTTCGGCACGCATAGAGATCTCTGGGATTTCGAAGGAGGCATCTGCCTCTTCTCCACCACCTTCCAATGATTTTTCAATTTCTTCTTTAATAATCTTTCTCAGTTGCTTAATCGTTACCTGTGTCATATTTATCTACTTTCTTACTTAGTACTATACTATACAAGATTATATATACCACATCATACACAAATACACAAATCCCGGGGTTTATCTCCCGGGATTCACAAATTCTTTCTCAGTCACCGGCAATAGCTCTTGTCTTTTTTGACGATGGCCGTGCACACGTCGTCGCCACAATAACTAACGTCCATCGCGGCGACACCTTTGCAGAACGAATTGGAACAATAACTCTTGTCACGCCGCACGACGCCTTTGCAATCGTTCGACTGACAATAACTGACATCGCCTGAAGCCCAACCTTTGCAGTCGGTGCTGTCGCAATAACTCGCGTCTCCTGAGGCAAGTGCTTTGCAGTCACCCCTCGACCAACGAGTGATGTCAGCGTGAGCGGTTCGCCCCATGATCAGACAAGTAAGGAACAACAACGGCTTAATCACGGTTGTTCCTTGACATCGTCCGCAACCTGGGCAACTCGTATTGTAGATGCTTCAACAACACAGTTAACAGGAAATACATTACTGAGGAAGAAATATCCGTGTCGTCCATCATCAAGTGTCACAATACAACGAATCCGTGACACCTTCTGAACAACACCACTACACCCATTAAACCGAACCAACTCACAATTCTTCATGGTAACTCGATCACCAACAACTGGCTTCCATTCAACATCAATAGCGTTTTCAAGTGTCTTACGGCGCATCTCATAATCAGCATATGCCCTTACAGCCTCAAGATCATCAAGATTCAACAGTTCAAACCCTTTAACCAAAAGAGCAATTGATTCATTCGGCACTGGCAACTTAACAGCCCGAGCAAGAAGCTTGTTTTTAAATGATGGCTTCCTTGAACTTGCAATAACTGATTCAGACATATGCTATATTCTCCTTTTATTAAAGACCGGGGTTGTCCGTCCTTAAATTTACTGTATCACTCTCAACATCGTTTACATATCAAAATATATCGATGTCATAAAAAGAAAATGCTCAGTATTTCTACCAAGCATTTCCCATTCTGTGGATCCAGGGCGAATCGAACGCCCAACCTTCGCCTTAAAAGGGCGTTACTCTACCTGTTGAGTTATAGATCCAGAATTTCAGTCCTCACCGCCGGACTCGAACCGGCACGCCCTAGGGCAGAAAATTTTAAATTTTCAGTGTATACCGTTCCACCAGGTGAGGTTGTTTATATCTTTAACTATACTATATTCTTACTTACTTTACACAACTTTTTCGCCCCCGCGGGCAAGCATGTTACAAAATTCCTAATGCCGTTAATTCAACTTTCATAAGCATAGTCAATTTCTTGTCAGGATTCTGCTCAACAACCAATTCCATCTTACGTTTACATTTTTCGGGATAATATCCCTTAATTTCTATGTACTCATTTATTTCAGGAAGATAAAAGTCTGGATGATAGTACCTTTTAATACCAAAATCATCTGTATATCTAATTCTCAATTCATGTTTCTTTGTCCAAAGAACATTATTTTTATTCAGCCATTCAGCATATTTCTTTTCCCAAGTTCCTTGGACGCAAAGTTCTGAATTTTCATATTTACTATATATAGGAAACAATTTTACAAATTTAAAATTACTAAGTTTTTTAAATTCAATAATTTTATTTCTATGCTCAATGGAAATTTTCTTGCCTAAAAAACTTGGTTTAAATTTACCTATTTTTAGGTTTTGATTAAATGTTTGAACACTTTTTTTTAAAGAAAAATGAGTTTCTTTGGTAAAGCCTTTATTCCATCCTTTACCAGTAAAATGTGATATATCTATTTCTAAATTCCTTACCCATTCTTTAATAGCTTTATCTCTAGATCCACTATTTGCAACACCGTAAATTTTTATTAATAAATCTCTAAAAGAAGTTGAAATCTTTACAATTTCTTCTAATTCTTCTTTTGACATACTTTTAAACGATTTCTTTCCAGAATTTTTCTTATAAACAATTCCAGTATGTTTTTCAGCATTTATTTTTATGCTGTTATTGTTTTCTTTTGTTTGGCCTTTTGCCCAATCTTTACCCATATATATTAAATATACTAATCGTTTTAGATGTGTATACCGTTTCCGACAACTTGTCCTCACCGCCGGACTTGAACCGGCACGCCCTAGGGCAGAAAATTTTAAATTTTCAGTGTATACCGTTCCACCAGGTGAGGATATTTTTAATTAAGAGTGAACCTGGATTGGATACCAGGACTGAGCCGGTTTGTATCCCGGTGTCTCTAATTGGACTATTCACTCAGTGCGCCTGCTAGGAGTTGAACCTAGACACAAAATTTATAAGATTTCGTAGGGCTATACCCACCCGTCCAAGCGCGTTATTTGTTTTGCTTACTTCTACACTATACTCTATCTTACTTTACTTTACACAGGAATTTTTATTTTTGTTTCCTTGTTCCCGAGGTACGATTTGAACGTACACATTCTTGATTCAAAGTCAAGTCTCCTGCCAATTAGAGTACTCGGGAGTGGAGCTGCTTGGGTAGGGATCGAACCTACGTAGGAGGGACCAAAACCCTCAGTCCTGCCGTTAGACGATCTGGGAATAACTTATTAGATAAGTCCTAATTGTTTTAAATCTTTTTCTTTCAAAACGATTAATTTACCTGGAAATTGAGACCATTTTATTTTATCTTTCTCTGTTTCATATCCTTTGATTTCTACATACTCATTTGTATCTGGTAAATAAAAATCTGGTGTATAATATCTAACTTTATTTTCGTATGTATACGAAAATCTTTCTTTACATCTTTGCCATCTTACATTTTTCTGATCTAGAAATTTTGCGTATAATAATTCCCAAGTTCCATGAAAATCAACTCCATTATATGGATGATGCATATTTTTAGCTAACGAAACATGCCATTCTCCATCTTTTACTTTTTGACTCACTTTTCTTGAAATATTTTGACTCATTTTAACAAGTCGTGGATCATCTTTAGGAAGACCAGTAGACCAAGGTTTATGTCCTCTTTGTTTAAAGGTTTCGCCTTGTTTTGCTAATCTAGGATCAGATTCTTTTGTTTTTCCTTTATTCCACGCTTCATGACCTAAAGTAGAACCAAATGGTACAAATCCTTGTCCATCACCATGTAATCTCCAGTAATGAGATGAGATTCCGTTTTTACTGAATTGTTTAGAGCATGTAGGACAAATATATTTACCATCTTCAGTAATTTCAAATTGTGATAAATTTATTTTAGAATCTTTTTGCTCACCAGTGCAAATTTTTTCATGTTTTTCAAAATTGGATAGAGAAATTTCTCTATTGCATTTTAAACATAATTTTTTTTGTCTTGGTTTTGCCATTGCTGCTGGGGTGTGGGTCGAACACACATATCAGAAATTAACAGTTTCTCCCATTGCCTATTATGGTACCCAGCAATATATACACACTATATCAAGAATTTATGTTATATACATAAAAATTACAGTAATTTGAGGCCTTCAGGACCTACCCATACACCTGAGTTATCTTGTTTACATATACCAACACATTTGATGATTTTTATAAGAACTGAATCGCCTTCTCGAGACCTATTTGAATTAATAGCTGAAACAATACCTTCAATAAGCGAACCATCTAATGAAGTATACTGTACTTTTTGACCGATTTGGACATCTTTAAATTTCATGATTATCTTTTATTATATTTATATATTAAACTATTTTGATGAATGATTAAACTATTTTTGCAAAAAGAATTGTTACATATTAAACAAAAATATATTAAGTCTAAAGATAACATAGAACCAACTAAAAAATGATTGCCCAATACTTAATAAAATTTCATTATTAAGAAGATAAGAAATTATTGCTGCAACAGGTAAACCAACAATATAACAACCTAGAAAAATAATAAATAATTTTTTTTGTTTCTTATTCTTATATACAGGAAGTTTAAAATGATCATCACTTTTTACTTCTTCATATAACTTAATAGTTGAATTATAATTAAAATTCATGTTTTTAAATCTTATATTCATAATAATTTTAGATTTGTGGAACGTCTAGGATTCGCACCTAGGCGGGTATGGTAACCGATTCGTTTTGCCAGCGAATTGCCGTCGTCTGCTTGGCTAACGTTCCATAATAGAATAATTGATTTGTTTGCAAAAACAGGTTCAATTATTAAGACCTATAAATTAATCTTACACTTTCTCGCGATCTTTTTCTCGATATAATTGGCAGTTTATTGTTTTAACCCAATATTTACCGCCTTCATATTTGATTTTACAATTATGTGGGCCTGCTGACGACACCAGTTCGACAACAGTACCTGAAGAAACATACTTATCTTCAGGACCCACTCTTGTTTTGTATAGAAGAACAGATGAAAGACCAAGTGTAGATGAAAGTTTAACTTTATCACCTTTACTTAAATTTTCAACTGCATTTCTATCAGAATCAGCAGAATACTTTTTCTCTATTGCTTCTAAACACAAATCATAGTAAAGATCATTTAATCTCATATCAAAATTAAATATTCTGTTAGTTAATTAAAACCCTACTCAAAAACCCTCATTTGCATAATGTTTTCGTAGAAGAGCATACAAGGTACGTGCTTCTCGTCCGGTAAGGGTCGCCCCAAATCCTGAACCGGGACGTGTAATATTTAGAGTTGAATTACCGTGAGTAGTTGTACCAATAGACATATTAAGTGAACCAGGTTCACGTTGCGAAGTATAAGTTACTCCCCCACGAAGTGTATTCTTATTTGGAATTGATACGATACGAGCATTTTTATTTTGTGACATGTTATTTGAACCTCTTACTTTAATTTACACTATGGACACTAGCTTTACACAAATTTATTCGGTTGGCAAAGGATTCTTACGTGGACGTCCGCGCTTCCGCTTAGGAGCCTCATCAGTCACTTCAGGAGACTCCTGATGAATCTTTACCGGTTTTTCCTTAGACTCATCTTCTGTACCTGTGCGACCACCTCCCATGCGACCAACCTTTACAGAAACTGCTTCTTCACGAGCAATACGCATTACCTTATGATCATACTTCCAAAATTTAATTCCTCTTTCAAGACCATTAAAAAAGTTTGAACCAACATGGCTAGTTGCCCCATGTTCCAAAATAAAGAAATCGCCATTAACATTCATGGAAACAATTTCCCCAATTGCTGACGACCGCCAAATAGCTGGATACTCGATAACAATATCATCACCAATTTGAACTGAAGGTAAACCACCTTCAGTTGCAGACTTTAGCCCACGTGTTGGTGGCTTCCAGGCTTTAATTGCCGTCTTAATGTCATCAGTATCAATCTTCTGGGTTGTCTGGATATTCTGTTCGATAATAGTCATAATCTTCTTCTTCCTCGTTATCTACAACATAATCATTTAAAAGGGTTAAAATATGTCTATAGGCATCCTTGGAATGACCTGAAATATCCCATATTTCTTGTTCCTCAGCAGATTTGGCTGATATTGCATCATATATATGTGCAATTGTTTCAACATTTTTATGTTGAAATATAATATGCCATTCTGCAGTTATGGAAGTAATACCATTACCTTCTAATGGTTGACCAAAGAATTTAACGAGAGTATCATATTTAACTCTCATTTCACCTTGGACTACTAAATCATCGATAAAGATATCTCTATCCAGATGTGTTTCGTATTTCATAAGTTACCCCTTATATTATATTTATAACATAATACAAGGTTTTTATAACTTACGTCAATTTATTTCAAAATGTGTACGTAAAGGAAGTGCAGCAATCTTATGAAAATAAGCACTGACCTCGTCTTCAGTCAAAAATCCTAGTGTATCGTTTGTCACAGGTGTGTCATACACAATACAATCATTGTATATAACTGCTAATTCATATAAACCTTCATCTCCACCATAGGAGTTTGGACCTGATACTACACTAGCGCCATATCCATTTGAAAAATAAATCCTAGCAGCAATACTTTTTGCATCAATTTTAATAAATTTTAAATCTTTAAATGAATATTCCATTGTACCCTTCATTTTTCCTTGATCTCAATATATCAGGTTAGACACCGATTACACGAATTCTTTGTAAGGGAATTCAAAAGAGTTGAGCCCACTGCCAGAGTTGCACTGGCGACATCCACGTTACAAAGGTGGCACTCTGCTGTCTGAGTTAAGCGGGCGAAAAGGTGGGGGCCGAAGCCCCCGGGAATCACTTCTTCTTTTTAATTGAGGTTGTGGTGGAGCCATCAGAAGAAGTGGAAGTCGTTTGATTCTTTACAGCGTCTGGTGCATAGATTTTAAGAATCAATTGCCCAGTATACTTATGTAGAAGTTTAATTTGATCAAGACGTTCTGCACCAGGCGAAGCAATCTTTGTCCAAACAACAATCACCAATTCGCTAGGTAGATCTTTACAAAACTTTCCGAGATTACAAGCAGTTTCGTCTGTAAGTGAATGTTCTTTAACGTATTCATCAATCTTGTCAATACAGATATTCCACTTTTCTTGTCCCAAAGACATCACCTTATCACGCACCTTGTCATATCCAAAAAGAATCTCTTCAGCTTTCACTTGGCGTTCTTGATTCTTTACAAAGTCAACATAAGCGATTGATGCCTCCTGTCCAACAAATCCACGACAAAGATTATAAAAAAGTGGATCTTCTGGCTTATCACAAAGATTAGCAGATTGATGTGCACCATCAAGTCGTTCCCAAGAACGGCGACTTGGTTCAACAGCTCCTGGCTCTTTACCAACTGGATCTAGAAAGCGAGGGTTGGCCTTAATGAAATTAACTGTGTTGGGGTGTAGTTTTCCATCAGCCCATTCAGACCAATCCTCTGCAGTGGGTCGTAGGTCAACAACCCAAAAACGATCTAGAAGTGCAGGGTCAATTTCATTGACAGAATAATTAAAGCTTGCATTTACAGCCGCAAATACTCGGGTACCTGCATGAAGTTTGTGTCCATTAAGCTGACGATCCAAAACAATTTGGAATGCAGCCTGCATAACTTCTGGCGTTGCCCGATTAAGCTCATCAAGGAATAGAAGTCGTGGCTCACGACACGCTTCCATATACCAATCAGGGGGAAGAAAACGAGTCACATCATCTTCAATCTTAGGAAGACCGATGATGTCGCCTTCAGACATCTGAGACAAACGTCGATCAATTGTCTTAAGTTGAAAATGTTCACCCAATTGAAAAACTGTATGGCTTTTACCAATTCCGTGATCACCTCGAAGCAGAACCGAAATGCGTGCCGGAAGCTTCTCGGCACAAGACTTAAAAGTTGCAATATCCATCATATTTGACATTTGTTTTCCTCAATTTATTGTTGTTAATTAGTGGCTCCACCCACCATTAATTCAATCTATCACATCACTCAAGGTTTGCACACTTTTTGCGGGTATAAGTAACATTTCTTCCAATCTCATCCAATTATTTCCGCAAGTCCAAATTACATTATCTGCGTCATCAACTGACCTATCCCAAGATCTAAAAGGATCTGGACAAGGGATGTTATTAGCTACTACCATTGCTTCGTAGAGCGACTCATAGACATCTATATTGGTCTGCATTGTTTTGTCACCACAAACAAGAATATAAACTTTCATATTATTAATATATACTATTTACGTAACTTTACATAGAATAGTCGCACAACTTTTTCATTTCAAAATCTACGAGCTCAAGAAACTGCCTGACGCTTCAATATACCCACCTTATTTTGAAGATGCAGCCTTCTTCGCAGCCCGGGCGGCACGTCGAGCATCAAGACCTTTTTGTAGCTTGCGCGCCAAGCTCTTTGACCACGGACCGCGACGGCCGTCAAAACCGTAGCCGGAAAGTAGAGCAGCACGATTAGCTGCAGCAATAGTTGCTGCGGTTTCAGTTACAGGAAGTTCAACCAACCACATCATTCCATCATCTTTTAGTTTTTGCAATCCCACTTTTGTGATTAAATAATATGGGGTCACACCTTTCTTACAGGAAACATACACAAATCCCTTTTCCTGAATGTTCTTAGGCCCATACCAATATGAAGAATTTGATGTCTCAATAAAACGCTTGCCTTCAAAGGCAGCAACATATTGCATGGTATCCCACCTTGATGCACCACCAGTGTTGGCAAGGTATGCAAGAATCAAATGAGTTTTTGTTATCTTTTGCTTGACCATGGAACCATTATACCACACCAAACACTGTTTGCACAAGAAAAAAATTTTAGTATATTGTGCAATCCCATCACTGTATGATATACTAAGAATGTAAGGAGTGAGCAGCATGGACCAAAAAGATTTTGAAAGACTCATTGTAAGTGTAATGCGTGAGAATGCATTCTTTACAACTGTGTCGCGGTATATCAAAAAGCAAGCAACTGATAAAATCCCCACGGCCGGTGTCGGTTATGACAAAGAAGGTGACGATATCACTCTTTGGTATAACCCAACCTTCTTTGACGGTATGACCGAGGATGAACGTAAAGCTGTACTCTGGCATGAGTTTTATCACCTCACCTTTATGCATCTAACGGGTCGTCGTAAGAATCCTGCACGCCTCTGGAACATTGCAACTGACCTCGCAATCAACTCCATCATTGTCAAGGACAATAAGGGTAAACTTCCCGATATGTGCTTCCTCCCAGGCAAACCACTTAAGGGACTCGAGAATGGCAAGGTCACCATCACCGTCCTTAAGAAGGACGGCACAATTGAGATGAAGGAACGTGATCTTACCCCTGAGGAAAAAGAAGTCAACGAAAAGTTCTCAAAGCTCATCGCAGATATGCCTGACAAACAGGCTTCAGATTGGTACTTTGAAAAACTTTTGCAATTCAAACAAGACAACCCAAACTTCGGCCGCGGCCAAAAAGTTAAAAAACAACAAGGTAATAGTGAGCCTGGTTCAGGGGCTGGCGAAGATGGTGATGTTGAAATTGAATCTGACTTCTTCAGTGACTCATTTGATGATCACGAAGGTTGGGATGATGTTCCAGAAGAAATGAAAGATATGATTGAAGGACGACTTCGGGAAATTGTTCGCAAAGGTGTTCAAGAAGCAGATAAGTCAGCATCTGGTTGGGGAAGCATTCCCCAAGCTATTCGCGAAGAAATTCGACGAAGTGTGTCACGAGCTGTTGATTGGAAATCTGTTCTTCGTAATTTTGTTGGAATCCTTTATCGAGGGGAACGTTCTAGTTCAATTCGTAAAATCAATCGTAAATTTCCTTATATCCACCCCGGCGTAAAACGCGGTCACGTTGCAAAACTCCTTATTGCAGTTGATCAATCTGGCTCAGTTGGCGATGAAGCCCTTGAAACTGTATTTGGCGTTCTTAGTGAACTCAGCAAAAAGGTGACATTCGTTGTATGCCCATTTGACACTGAAATGGATAAACCTTGGGAATGGCGTAAAGGTCAGAAGCCAGAACCAATGCGAGTGCGCAATGGCGGCACAAATTTTGAAGCACCAACTCGCTGGATCAATGATCCAAAACGCCGCGGCGAATTTGATGGAATGATTATTATCACAGACGGCGTTGCCCCAAAACCTGGTCTTAGCCGAGTTAAACGAGGTTGGATCTTAACCCCAGGTTGCAAACTCGATTGGCAAACAGACGAAATGGTCGTTAATATCGATTCAAATAAAACATAAATCTATGTCATAAGTTTATCTGTACTGGCAGGCTACAGATTCCCTTTCCTTACACCGTCTGCCCCTTTTTTTTATTTACTAGAATGTGACATAATAACCATGTCAAAAGATATTATTTTTATAACCTGTTGGCTCATCGGAGCTTTTTATACCATTTCCAAAATGTATCAACTATTCGTTGATCCTTATACCGGAAATATACCCGACCCAATAAAATTACTTGCAAATGTAGGCAGAATCATTATAATACCTGCAATCTGTTGTTTTGCCTGGCCTTTCTTTCTCATTACTTTTCTTCATTTCAAAAACAAAAAGATTTAATTAAAATTTTTATGCAAATATATGATTTTTGTAATATATTTGAAATAGGATACTAACATGGTAGATCAATTAGAAAAACCGTTACCCAGAAACTTATTCCTTCAACAACAAGTTGATCAGGAATCTATGAATGATTTAACTAAATCAATCGTGGAAATTCGAGAAAATGATGACTTTCTAAAAAAGTTTTATGCACTTCATAATTTAACCTATAATCCTACACCAATTATTTTACACGTTGACTCATACGGCGGTGCAGTTTATCAATGTTTTGGTTTACTCTCAATCATGAAAGCTAAAGGCACACCAGTTAACACTGTCGTTACAGGTTGCGCGATGTCTTGTGGCTTTCTAATCGCTATCCACGGCCATCATCGCAGTGTTCACAAAAATGCAACGCTAATGTATCACCAGGTTTCTTCACATATCGGTGGCACAGCCGCTGACATTGAAGAAGAAGTTATTGAAATCAAAAGACTTCAAAAAAATATAGAAAGTATGACACTGGAACATACAAAAATTACAAAAAAACAACTAGAAAAATCATACAAAAAGAAAAAAGATTGGTACATTACTGCCAAAGAAGCAGTTAAATGGGGCTGCGCTGACGAAATCATCTAATGTTAAAGTCTCATGTTCTTTTAACGTCTATTGTCAAAAGACATAATTCTCTAATAAAATCACCCGAAATTGGTAGTATACTAATCTACGCAATTAATCTACCAAAAAACTCAAAGAATATAAATAATGCAAACTGGGCAATCGTTACAGAAATCCACGAAAATTGGTTCAAAATTATCTCACCCAACAAAAATTTCTGCGGTCGCAGAATCAACATCCAAGATAGTCGATGGATCATCCTTTAAGCAGGGCCAAGTCGTTCTTTGGGCAGGCTACTCAAAATATGTCACAGATTCACCCGGCATCCTAGTCATCTTAGTTAAACCCTTTGATTACAGTAATACTTCATTTGATTTCTTTGACAACTGCAATGAACCAAGATGGGTCTGCTTATACTTAACCACCCCAGACGACCCAATCATTATCAAAGAATCAGAACTTCTTCAGGTGTGACATGAAGCCCGGCTCACTAGCTTCAATTTTCTGGTGGGATCTTAAAAAAAATTGCAGATTAGAAATTCCCTGTATCTATATAAACAAAATAATGTATTTGTCAAATCCTAATAGATCACTATATAACATTCTAATCATACTTCCTTATACAACAAATTTAATAATAATAGAATCAACCCAGAAACCAATTCAATGCCTCTCATAATTTTAGCAGTTCTAATTGTTTTAGGTTTACCATTCTTTAAATTTTTATTTCTATTCTTTGCAGTCTATATGTTAATTGTTTTACTCGGTTTAACTTAATTCACTTAAGTGTGTCACACCAATACATTCATGCTCGATAAGCCCAGACCACAAACCTGGATTGCTATCGGGCATCGAAGCATTGTATGTCATAACAAACATCATAAACCAATCACCAACAGCCACAATCCCGTTCATACCAAATAACAAAATATCTAGACGAATTTTCTAACTGACCCATATCAATTTACTGGAGATAATTGTAGCCACATCCAATAAACCTGGCCACAATTATCTCCATATCAACTTCCCAATAAATTATTAACTTGCCGACGATACCAACTCCCAACAACTCTTTCTGTCACATTGGTTGCAGCCACACTCATCATCATCATCGGTGGCGATAACCCAACATCAGTCATTGTCAATCTCCCAACAATAAACTCAAAATCAGTCTCATGTTCTGGATATTGCACCCGGGAACAAGCAAAAAATAAATACAAATTCACAGGTACCTCCAACCCAATATTCCCGCCCAACACATATACCCCCAACTTATCCATCCCACCCTCTAACTCACTCTCAGTCCAGCTCCAAGTGTCAGTCCCATTCCATTCCACTTCAGTACTCGCTAAACTACTATCACTATACAACCCCTCATATAATGAAAACCCAAACCCCACCCCAACATGCCCAGGCAACTTCATCACCCAACTCGATGCATCAATACCCGCTTCCCCATAATACCCAGACACTTCCCCCGGTATAGCCAACACCACACTCTCAACCTCATTAGTCACACTATTCCACAACGTATACTCAAATCCCCCAACATCCTCAATCGCCCAAGTCATCTTACATATCCAAAACTTCGGCGTCGCACTCGGTACAATGTCAGCATACGCTTCACCTACATTTACATAAAATTCAGGCGGCGCAATAGCAGGATACTCTTTCACACTCCCATCAGGCTGACTCATCTATCTTCCCCTTTATCCCTATATTCTACTACACCCCCAATCCCTGTATCACAACACAACAAACAAACAAAATTCAGTGAAATTCACTGAATTTTGTTTCAAGATAATTACTACCTTTATTTGGTGCCTTAAGTAAGGGTGTTGTCAGTAGCAGTGGCAGCAGCATCACCGTTAGTAGTGGTGTCAGCAACGGGGGTGGCTCCGGTGTGTCCGGCGTTGTCAGTACCAGTGGTTGCTTCAGTAAAGGCGGCGTCCATGGCTCCAACAGCAGCGTCGTAGGCAGTTCTCGTTTCGGTGATTTTATCAGCAAGCTTCGTCATCATAATGTCAAGTCCAGTCACATCTAAATTCACTATCGCTGGTACATCACCGATGAGTTCCTTCGCCCGTGCGAATAGATGTTTAGCTCTCATAAACCTGTCAGACATTATGTTAAGTGAATCGACCCATTCTGCACCGAAGCGGCCGACCAGATTTAAAATAAATCTAGCAACTGTATTTACTTTATCTTGAGGCATTTTGTTTCCTTATTTTATACGTATACGTAAAATATTTACGCAATAATAAATATAAAAATTTTAAGAAATATTCAATAATAAACAGAATATTTCGTTGTTTGTTCAACTCAGTCTTAAACCCACTTGTGTAATATATTGTATCACAACAAACAAACAAAATTCAGCGATATCGCTGAATTTTGTTTCAAGTTAATTACTTCAGACTGACTATGTCTTGGTTTCTTCGGCATTGGCTGTTGGAGTGTCGTTGGCTGTTGGAGTGTCGTTGGCTGTTGGAGTGTCGTTGGCGCCCTCAGCAACAGAGTTGTCAGGGACAAGCGTGGTCTCGCCGAGCTTCTTGACGGCATCGTTTGTTTGATCAGTAAATTCGGCCAGCGCGGCGGTGAGGGCAACGATTTGTAGTCTAGTTACGTCAGACAACGACTGGTCTGCGTAGAGTTTTGTTAACAACATGACTACATCTTTAACAGCAATGCTGGCCTCCACGGCGTTTACGACCAACGCCGTGCAGTCTTGAACCCAACCAGTAAGAGTTGCAACAATACTTTGTTTTTCTGTATCAGACATTTTGTTTCCTTATTTTATACATATATGTAAAATATTTACACACTTATAAATATAAAAATTTTAAAAAAAATACTATATAATAGTTTTATAAATAATAAAATAAAAAGTTTTAATAAACTATTATTATGTTGAAGATACAATTCCGGATCAACCTAAAAAATGATCTCTCGGATATTCCCGGATAAAGCGGGAATATCCGAGAGATCATAATTATATATGGTCCGCCCAAACTATTCTCACCCCTATTATACTTTTTTTTATTTTTTTTCATCTACCATCTAGGGAAAAGTAGTCCCAACTAGAACCCATTCCCCCTACCACACATTAGCACAAGCTCAACCCACTCACACACTCTCCCCCTTACCCACAATATCATACCCTTATCCCCTTATTCCCTACTTTATTCTCATTACACCTACTATTCAAATCACATCCCCATTATACAAATTATTATTTCTATTATACAAGGTATTACCTTATATACTCAATGTATTATATACCAATACTCTATGTATATATCCTTAATTATACTGGATTGCACAGATTTATACACGGTACATCACTAGCATTAGTTTGTAATATATTTACAATATTATTTCAGTATTACAACAATTATACAACAGTTATACGCATTATTCCATATTATTTCCTTATTAATAGCGTATAGTAAATGTATTACAGGCGCAAGTCCCCTGTGGTAGAAAAAAATAAAAAGGCTGGTAGGGGTGTAGCAGGGTAAAAAAAGTATACAGGTCGTGCCCGCTCTCGCGGGCGAGAGTTGGGTATAGAAATGTAGCCATTAGAGGGTAGATGTTGAGTAGATGGGTAGAGAGTATTGGCTGGATATTATTGATTAGGAATAAAGAATAGAGTAGATGATAGTTGGTCTTATAGTATAGAAGAAAGTAGAAGAAATAATATAGTCTTGTCGTGAGAGGGAATTGGGAATGTTTGGGATCTAGAGATAAATGTTATGTATGTGATTATAAAATAAAATTAATATATTTATTTTATGAAACCTGATAAAGAAAATAGTACACTTTGGTTTTCAATTGGTGAAAATTGTCTTACGTTGAATATTTTAAGGAGATTTAACTTAAATAGTCCTTCAACAATATATTCTTCAGCTAGGTCTAATATACAACATTTAATTAAATTAGAGAAAAGTGATTATGATGGATTTTTAGAACCAGATAATTTATATGAAGGAGTTACGTGGTCATCTATAGACGTTTTTTTTTCAAGTTTACATAGTTCAGATACTAATATGTTTAAGCATGGTCCATCTTCAGATTTTGAATTTACACATGTTAATCCATTATCTTTAGACATGAAAAAAAGAGTTACAAAACAATTAGAACTTCGTAATAATAATTGTAGAAAAGTTTTTGTTTATCATCACAGATCAAAGACTGGATTTGAGGAAGTAATTAGACAAAATTTATTGGAAGGTGCTATATTTTTATT